CTGGATGTCGATTTCAATTGTCCCCGGATCAGCCGGGACGCCGTTGACGTCGGTGAAGGCGATCTGGAACGATACGCCCCATGGATAGTAAGCGCCGCTGATTCGTTCGAGCTGGACGGCGATGCTTGCCTTGCCCGCCAGATTGGTTTCGTGCTGAAGCAAAGCCGCCTGCTGGTTGTAGCGCAGAAGCTGAGCCTGTCCTGTCCCTGCATAACCGGGCATAAGTTACTCCTATTTGCCTGAGCGCTTTTTCGTGCTCGGTTTCTGGATTTCTTTAGAGCTGAGGCCTTGAGGCTCCGGCGCATCCTGACTGGTTGCGCCCTGTCGCATGACCACCAGCGCCGAGTACTTGCCCGCTTCGTCCATGTAGTTAAATCCCGCGTTGGCTATCCCCTCGCCCGCGCCGACAGGCGCAAATGTTCCGTTCTGGCAGGTGTAGATGGTTCCATCTGGCTGAAGGACGACAATCGGCGAGTGATTCGCGTTGCAGCCGCCGGTGGGCGGACTGGTGACGAATTGCACGCCCATATTGCCTACGATTACTTCTGCCATAAACTGCCTTCCTTAGCTGTCCCAGCCGCCGACATTGGCATTGCCGGTAACTGTTCCCCAGACCTGCTGGGACTTCGGCATCCTGCGCATCTTGGTGAAGTAGAGATCGACGAGATTGCGATCCATGATGCGAATCCGCTTGAGGCGATCCGCGTACTGTTTCTGCATGGCCTGCGAAAGGAACATCCAGTTGGCTCCCGATCCGCGCTCCATCTCATCGCCCTTCTGGGATTCCTTCCAGAGGTAGAGCATCTCGTAGGCCCGCATCTTCACCAGCTCATCGGTCAGCGGGTACGGTACCGTGTCGCCGGGAGCTTGGAGCGCGGGCCAGTTTGCCTGACAACCGAAGGTGTACGGTAGCTGCATGATCGGATGCGGCCATAGCTCGTAAAGCATCTGTCCCAAGGTCGCGCTGCCCGGTCGCGTGTCCTGCCCATACGGGACCACGTTGGTGGGTTGAAGAAAATTGATCCTCTCAGAATCGTCCTCCGAAAGATTCACCTGCGTGTACGACCACCAGTCGATCCAGTTGTTGTTGGTGGTGTCGAGAATGTAGTACCAGCGTTTAAATCCGGGCGGCGCGGGGAAGTAGGCCTGATAGATCATGTAGCCCGCATTCAACTGGTACGGCTCGGTCCATAGCCGGTCCACTGTAATCACCGCCTGCAGTCCGACGGAGAAGACGGCGGGGATTTCTCCTGTCTGCCCCGTCGAGAAGTTCACTACCGGCATCACATAGCCGCTTCCGGCAATGACGACAGTCGCAGGCAGCGAGACAATGCCATCCGACCCCACGGTGACAGATATCCATGCGCCTGTACCGGTTCCGGCCCCGTCGGCGACCTGCGCTGTATAGATTCCCGGTTTCTGTCCGTAGCCGCCGCTGATTAAATTCGCGTACGAGACCGTGCCGTTATTTCCCAGCGCGATGATGTTATAGAGCGAGTAGTAAGGCACGCGTATCTGCTGTGTGGTCAGCAGCGGGCGGTAGCCCAGCGGCAGAGACCCGGGGATTGCCCCGCCGCCATATCCGCCTTCGCCATATCCGCCTTCGCCATATCCGAGAGACTGGCCGAAGGAGACGCCCTGCCAGACCTGCGAGGCGATGGCGTCGCCGGTGATCGTGTTGGTGAATGGTACGACAGTGATCGTTCCGGGGCTGAGGAGCTTAGTGTTCGGCCCGCCCAGTAAACCGGGCGTCAGCCAGCCAGCCGTCTTGAGCTGGAAGGAATACACCCCCTCGTTCTGGATCGCTTCCAGAGCTTCGTTGATCTTGGTCGTAGCCAGACCAAAATTAATTCCCGGTATTCCCAGCAGCTCCTGTCGCATTGAACTGAGAGCCATCAGACCCGCCTATTTCCCTGAAACACGTTTCCGTGTGTTTTTCTTGGGCGCTGCCTTCGCTGGCCCTGCCCCGGAATCGCCGTAAATCCTCTTTCGCGCTGCCTCCCCGAGTTTTAATTCCGTGGTCCCGTCGATGCGTTTGCGAATCTTCTCCGGATACTGGTCCCACTTCGACTGAAGGCTTTTGCTGTCGGAAGAAGAGCCGCCGTCACTCGTAAGGCTGTTCGGCCCTCCGCGAGAAGACGAATTGGCCTTGGCCTGATTGAGCTTGTACCGCGTCTGGATGGCGTCGATAGTCTGAGCGTCGTCGGCATCCGAGTACGTCTCCTTTCCGGGCTTCTTCGCCGCCTTAGCCATCGCGCTCTCTCTTCTTTGGCCCTCAACTCAAACGCCCCTGCGAAGATTGATCCCCGCAAGGGCGTCTGCCTGCGTCTCTTCCGGGAGGGTTGAGACTTCGTTATGCGCCTCAGTACTGGCCGCAAAATCCGCTTAGCTGAATCTGTATCGCCGAAAGATTGAAACCTCCTGCGACCTGAGCGCCCGCCGCCGTGTACCAGAACAGCGCCCACTGTTGCCGCGCCCCCACTCCGGATGGGACCACTCTGACGAAGTAGGCTTGGCCAACCGACCAAGCGCCGCCGTTAATCGCGTCGATGTAGTAGTTGGGCGCAGGAAGCGTCACGATGTCGCCCGTCGTCTGGTTGTAGGCGGCAGGCCCATTCTCCCATCCGACAAAGGTCGCTCGCTTGCCGACGAAGTCCGGATAGCCCTTGAGCAATGTAAGCTGCATCGTCCACTCCTTAGTCCTGACAGACAGGCAGGTACTGCATGTACATCTTGATCAACTGCTGCGCAGCCGTTGCTGTATCGATAGCCTCTCCGACAGAGCCGAGGCCCAGTGTGCCGGAGGCTACCAGCCCCGAGCTGTTCGCGTTCAGGACTGTTGGCGCTGTCAGCGCGGCGTTGGTCAGCACGGTTGCCAATCCCAGCTCCTGAATGAATCCAAAGTTGCCGGGAGTAATCGCATTCAGGAACACTACCGCTCGTGCCGGGAGATTGCTGAACTGAGTGTTAGCCTGATCCGCGCTGGTGATGATGTTTGGCGTGGAATTCAGTTGCAGGAGGACGGTGGCTCCGGTGAGTCCCGGGACCAGACCGGTCAGCGATAGCGACAATGCCGTCAGCGGCCCGGTGTAGTTGTTTCCGCCCTGAAGCACGCTCGCGAAGGTGACCGTTCCGCCCGCGCCGACGGTGACCTGAACCACTGCGCCCGCTCCACCGGCCTGACCGGCTGGAACCGGAACAGTGTACGTGCCCGCAGTTCCGCCCGAGCCGACGGCAGAAATCAACACGCCCTGCACAAACGTCCCGATACGGATAAAGCCGACCGTGCCGGTCTTGACGTTGGCGACGGTCGCCCCGGAATCTACCTTCACCAGACGATAGCGGCCATGGTGCAGCAGCCCGACAGTGAGCGCGGACATGCTGTTGGCTTCCTGCTCGGTGACGTCGAAGTAGTCGCCCATGTTTAATCCGCCAGCCGGAAAGTCCTGCCCTGTCCGCAGATCTTGGATTCCAGACGCAGTCGGAAAATTGCAGTTATTCAGCGCAAGCCAAGTCGGTAACAGTTGCTGTAGTGGCATGACCTTCTCCTTAAAACCTATCTACCTCTGGCGATTAAGCGGCAAAACTGAACGCGTAGGCATTATGTCTCGGCTGTGTGTTGTACAGATTGATTCCCAGCCGCATAAACAGTGCGTCGATGCTCACGTTGTTCGGCATCGGTGCGCGGCGCAGGCCAAAGTTCCAGCCCTTCTTATTGGTCGGCCTGATCTTGAACGACTCCGGCTCCAAGAAGTAGATGACCTCTCCCGGCGTAATTGTCGTGAGAGATGGCAGTCCCGATCCGGTCGGCGAAATCGGCACCGGTGCGCCGGTAACCGGGCTGGTGAACTGCGGGGTCGTGAAGGGAATGGTCGTGGTGCTCGATCCGACGCCGTCCACCAGACTGGCGTTGCCCTGCCCGCCGCCGACTGCCGCGCCCAGCGCAATGTAGTTCTGGGCCTGAGCCGATGGAGCGAGTGGATCGGCATAGATGTCCACGCCGTTGAAGTTCAGTCCGTCCCACTTGATGTCGTGGCGGGTGTTCGAAATATCGCGCCGCTGCGCATCGAGGGCAATGGCTACGGCCTTGAAGCCGAAGACGTTGGTGATGCCGAGCGAGGGCGAGCCGCCAGTTACCTTGCACTGCGACCAGAGCTGCATCAGGACGGCAAAGTCGATCTGCCCGGTGCCGCCGGTGGGAGAGCCGCAGTAGATAGGAGTGGAGTTCAGCGCTACGCCGACGTTGCCGTTGCGTTGCTGGCCGCCGTAGGATTTGTAGATGTTCCCATAGACCGACGGATCGATGCCGTTATTGAGGGCTTCATCGAGGCCGTTGATGGTCTTGGTGCGATTGTCGCCGACTGTAGCCGAGGCCGCCTGACCGTGCCGGAAGGAGTCCATCTCCTGCATGGTGTTCATGGTGAGAACCAAGTTCTCCATGTAGAGCTGGTACTCGTCCACGATCTTCGAGGGACCGGAATTGATGACCCCGCCGGTGCCGGAACCGTCGTCCATTTCCCAGTCGTCGAGCGGATACCAAGTGGCATACGCTTTCGGCAGGAATTTAATTCCGGTGTTGATCTGCTGGCGGGTAACCGTGATGGTCTGGCCCGGATTCACAGCCGCGCCCTGAGTGCGACCGTAAAGGATGCCTTCCATCATGCCCGCGCCGCCGAGGAACTCGTCCCACACGCCAGCGCGACGAAGCTTGGCCTGAAACGGGGTGCCGACGAACAGGTTATTGAAGACAACATTACGCCGGACAGACTCAAGGTTACTGGCGTCTATCTCGTTGTAAAGCGGATCGGTCGGCATGGCTGATATCTCCTATCGTCGTTACTTCGAAACTTCTTCCCGCCCCGTTTACGCTGCGTTCGACTCGATGTCCTTGCGGATCATCTGCGACGTCATCGCTCGGCGTTGCTGGTCGTTGAGAGTAAGCGGGTCGGGCAATTCATTGTTCTTGACCCCCCGCTGAATATCCGCGAGCTTGGGGTCAGCCGCAGGGCGGACGTCGGGGTTGTTGCCTGCTCGCTCAGCCCACTTGCGGTTGGTTTCTTCCACTTCCTTCTTCCGCAAGTCTTCGGCTTCCTTCAGCTTCTGCTCGTAAGGAGCGATGGCCTCTTGGGCGATCTTCTCGCGCTGCGCCTTCTCCTCTTCCTGCCGCAACTGTTCCCGGCGGGCATCGAAGTTGAAGGTGCGGGCGGCATAGGCCATGGGGTCGAGCTTCATAGCATCGGCCTGCGCGATCAGCACCGACGGGAGGATCGGCATCGGCCTGCCAAACAGGAGCTGGTGCGTGTGCTGGATGTCGCCGATGGTGTTCATCGCAGCGCCTGCGCGCTCGTAAATCTTGTTCACGTCAAAGAATTGGGGGCTGCCGGGAGTCGATCCCGGAACGCCTGCGAGATAACGCCCCTGCGCATCGCGAGTGGGAGTGGCGGGATTGGGCGGAACGAACTTGGCGGGGTCGAAGCCGGGAGCCTCCGAAGGAACGAAGCCTGCACCGCGTGCCGCTTCATTCTGAGTGCGGTAGAACGACACTTCCGCCGCCATTCTCGCCTTCTCGTTCTCCAATCGCTGCTTCTCTTCTTCCCACTGCACCAAGCTGGGCGCGATCCTGTTGTCGTAGAAATCGATATTGGAGCGCTGTGCCAGCTCGGCGGCTTCCCGTGCTGCAGCGGCTTCGGCTTTTTCCCTGTCCGCCGTGGACAGTACGGTACTGAAGGCGGTCACTGCCCTTCGATCCATTCCGGCGATCTGCTCGTCGGTAAATCCGCTCTCTCTTAAAACTTCTTCCACTGTCGGCATCTTCGTTTCTCCCAGAATTCACAGGTGGTGGTTCAGTACTGAGGCTGCTGCCCCAGCGGCGTCGGCTGTTGCGGTGTAACCATTGCCTGCTGCATGTCCCGGATTCCGTCGCGCACCTTCTGCGCACCGGCGGCGAGACGCGGATCGGCGGAGGCCATCTGTTCGGCGACCTTTGACCACTTGGCGAGTAGGACTTGAATTGGATTGGCGGGAGCCTGCATGGAGGACTGCTGGCCACCCTGATCGGGCGGCTGTCCGCCATTCTGATCTGGAGGAGGAGGAGCGCCTCCACCCGCTGGACTGGGTGGAGCGCCTCCCTGATCTGGTTGTGGCATTGGCTGGGTAGCCATCGATTAGACTCCTCGGTGGACTACGTTAGGCCTTGATAGACGACTTTTTGCCGTGGCCCTTACGACCATGCTTTTTGCGGCCCTTTTTGATGTGGGCGACGGCTGCAGAATGACGACGCTTTGCCATGACTGTCTCCTTTTCCGGTTGGGCTAGGACCAAAAAGGAAAGGCCCCAGCGGTTTCGCCAGAGCCATGACTTGTCCCAGTATCGACTGGGGGTCTGCGTCTCAAAATATCTGTTTACGAACTTATGCCTAACTGTTTCTTTTCGTCAACATTTTATTTTGCGAAATCTTCGGCGCAAGGCAACCATGCGCGGCGAAACAGACTCCGCAGGCCTGCAAGGCGCAGGATAGGCGCAGCTATTCTTCGTGCCCATTGATCTCTCTCGTCTCCACTCCGACCAGTGTCCGCACCTGATCGACGACGCTGTCGCGAATCTTTGTTTTCTGCTCGACATTGACGCCCGAGACGTGGCCTTGCGTGTACAGGGAAACGATTTTTCCTGTTGCGCCGGTGATCTTCAGCAGATCGTCCAGCTCGGCTGGAGTGCAGGACGTCGGGTCGATACTGACTTCGGTTAACAGGTAGTCTTTCTGCGCTACGATCCTTATTGCCATTACTTAAATCCTCTCCCGGAAAAAGGCTTAAGATTCCTTGACTACGGTGCGCGGGTCGCCACCGGCTCCGCCCTTGGAGGCAATGCGTGGCGCTTTCTGGGCAGATGACGGCCTGCCTTCTTTTCCGCCGCCGCCCTTGCCTTTTCCGCCGCCGCCGCCATCTCCGCCCTGCAGTGCCTGCGGGTCGATGCCCATTTCCTTCAGCTTCTGCATGATGGCGATCTGCTCCATGATCTTCATTTCCTGCAGCTTGGCGTCTTCCTTGAAGCTGTCCTCGATCTCTTTCTCGGGATTGGCGACGTCCATGTTCTTGAACACCGTCAGCCACGAAATCGGAGCGCCGCCGCGCTTCAGTTGCAGCATCATCAACTGCCGCTGCATCTGGGTAATCTTCAGTAGAGTGCTGGGCACTGAGATCAGGCGGATGTTGCGGGCGAACCATCTGGCCCGGTCGAGCTGCGAGTACATCGACACGGCGTTCGGGTAGTTTCCCTGAACCATTTCGTCCGGCATGTGGCTGGGAACCAGCTCGTCGGGGTTGAAGTCGAACACTTCCGGCGCGACGCTGTCCGGCCCCACATACTCCATGATCCGGCGCACATTGAACCACTGCAGGATCAGGAACTTCATCCTGTAGCCGATTGCCTTGTTGCTGCGCTCGATGCGGGCGGCAATGCCCTTGGCGATGGGGCCAATCGACTCCAGCATCTTGTCTGCCGTGTCGTTGGCGATGTTCATCTTCATGTTCTGAAGATTGCCCAGATCGGTCAGCCCAAGCTGCGCCTGCTTGGCTTCCTTCAGGTACTTCAGGAAATTAAAATGCTCGCTTGTTACCTGTACCGACTCCGGCAGTACCGACTGCAGCGTCTCTCGCGGCTTGCCGTC